TTGAATTTTTCACATCCACAAAATGGAGCATCTAAAAATGGCAGGCAGGCCACGGCTACCGCAGGAGGTGGCGAAAGTTACCGGAGCGATAGCTAAGAATGCAGGTCGTTTTTCTGATAGGGCAACACCTAAAGTCAAATCACTTGGCTCTGCACCGAAGTCTTTTGACGCGGATCAGATTGAAATATGGGACGAGTTCAACGCAGACTTTCCATGGCTTGGCCGGTCTGATCGGCGCGTTGTTGGCTTGGCTGTTATCTTGCAGTCTGAGATTAACAAGGGCGATGCTCCGGTCGCGGTGTTTGCCCAGATGCGGATGCTGCTGAGTTCAATGGGCGGCACGCCTGTAGACCGCAGCAAGGTGCAGGCACCGGAGGACGATGATGCCGACCCAAGCGACGAGTTCCTCAACTGACCCATGCACAGCCTACGCGAAGGCGGTAGAGGCTGGCGAGATCATCGCAGGGCCACACGTTCGGGATGCGGCGCAACGGCACCTAGACGACATGGCAACGGCAACCAAGCGCGGGCTGGTGTTCGACACAGACGCGGCGGATCGGTTCTATCGGTTCTGCTCTACGGTTCTGCGGTTGAGCGAAGGCCAGTTTGACGGCGTGCCATTTGAGTTGGAGCCTTCGCAGAAATTCATTTGCGGCTCGCTGTTTGGGTGGAAGTGGATCAAGACGGGCAAGCGGCGATTCCGTCGGGCTTACATTGAGCAGGGCAAGGGTAACGGCAAGTCTCCAATGGTCGGAGCGATTGGCCTTTACGGCATGGTATCGGACAACGAGGCAGGCGCGCAGATATACGCGGCGGGTGCTACCAAAGAGCAGGCAGGCATTTTGTTTCGGGATGCGGTCGGCATGGTGGACAAAGCGCCATCACTGGACAAAGTAATTAGGCGCAGCGGCGGTCCGGGCAGGGAATACAACCTTGCGCATATGAAGTCGGGCAGCTTCTTTCGGCCCGTATCGCGTGAGACGAAGAAAACAGGCTCAGGACCGCGACCACACTTTGCGTTGTGCGACGAGGTGCACGAACACCCTGACGGCGGCGTGATCGAGACGCTGGAGCGCGGATTTAAGTTCCGCGAACAACCGTTGCTAGTTATGATTACAAACAGCGGCAGCGACCGGAAAAGCATATGCTGGCAGGAGCGAAAGCACGCGGTCGCGGTCGCAGCGCAGGACGTTGATGACGACACGGCGTTCAGCTATGTTTGCTCGTTAGACGATGATGATGACGCATTCAACGATCCGTCATGCTGGATCAAGGCCAACCCGCTTTTGGGCGTGACGATAACCGAGGAATATCTCGCAATTCAGGTAAAGCAGGCGAAGGACATTGCGGCGAAGGCAAACGGCATCCGGCGGCTGCACTTCTGCGAATGGACCGATGCGGAGAGCGCGTGGATTTCGCGGCAGATGTGGGAAAGCGTTGAGGACCACACGCTGGATCTGGATCAGTTCGCAAGCAAGCGGTGCTATGCTGGCCTTGACCTTTCGGCAAAGACTGACCTGACCGCAAAGGCGCTAGTGTTCGAGGATGGCGTTGCTGAGGACGGCAAGCCGATGTTTGCCGCGTTTGTTCATGGGTACACGCCAGACGAAACGATGCAGGCGCGTTCTGAAAAAGACGGAGCGCCCTATAATTTATGGGCCGATGCTGGGTTCATAACCGCAACGCCGGGCAAAAAGACGCGGCTGGACTATGTGGCTCAGGATTTGATTGACGATTCAGACGCTTTTTATCTGGATTTTGTGGCTTATGACAACTTCCTTATCGCTGACTTCGAGGCGATTTGCGGCGATATGGGCGCAACATTCCCGATGCTGGACCATCCGCAAGGTTGGAATAAGCGCAAACGGGAAGCGCCTGACGGAAGCGAAATAACGCTCTGGATGCCGGGTTCTGTTGACGAGTTGGAAACGCTCATCATGGAAAAGCGCATCCGCGTGCATGTAAACCCCGCGCTGCGTTCTGCGGTTATGTCGGCAACATTTGACCGCTCGCCTGCGGATCTTCGGCGGTTCACGAAACACAAGGCAACGGCGCGCATAGACATGGCGGTTGCGCTTGCAATGGCAGTCGGTGCGGCTACGGCGCGGGATATTGGCGATGTTCCGTTTTCCCCTTGGGATGATGAGAATTTCGCACTGGAGGTTGGCTAATGTTCGGATTTGGAAAGCGTGAAAAACGGGAGGCGACATTCACGCAGTCCGACCCGCGCAACATGCTGGAGATTTTCGGCATCACCGGCAGCGCCACGGTTTCAATGGAGGAAGCCCTTGGCGTGCCTGCGGTATGGGCTGCTGTAAACTTCCTTTCGGGTACAATGGCGGGGCTTCCGCTCAACGTCTATGACCGCGACAGCCGAGGCGTCAAAAAGAAGGTGAAGTCTACGCGGGCAAACCCCGTTGTTGAGATGCTCCATGGAAACGTAAACGATGACTATTCGTCGTTTCAATGGCGCTTTGATATGTTCAACGCGGTTTTCACAGAAGGCCGGTTTGTCACATATATTGAGCGCGACAGTCAGGGCCGCGCGATAAACCTTTTTCCGCTGGTAAATGCTACGGTGAAGCGTCTGGCAAACGGGCGCAAGCAATACAAGCACGAAGCAGGCGGCAAAACGCAGCTATACGATCAGGCCGATGTGCTGGATCTCACGTTCATGCTCAAGTCGGATCTGTTGACACATCGCAGCCCATTGCGGCAATGCGCGGTGGCTATCGGTAAGGCGGTAAACGCCAACGAATACGGATCAAAGCTGTTCAAAAATGGCGGATTGCCAGCGTTTACCTTGCAGGGGCCGTTCGGTTCTGAGAAGTCGGCGCAGCGTGCATCGGCTGACATTGCGGAAGCAACCAAAGAGGCGGCGCGCAAGGGCGCTAACGTGCTGGCGATTCCGCTAGGCCACAAGCTGGAGCCGCTCACGTCTGACCCGGCGAAAATGCAGCTTGTTGAAACTCAAGAGTTTGCAGTTGTTGAGATCGGGCGCATTTATTCATTGCCACCTACGTTCCTGCAAGACTTGTCGCGTGCCACGTTTAGCAACAGCGAGCAGCAGGATTTGCACCTCGTCAAGCACACGTTGAAGCGGTGGGTTGAGCAGCTTGAAGCGGAGATGAACCTAAAGCTATTCGGGCGCGGTTCGTCGCGGTTCGCAGAGTTCAATGTCGATGGATTGCTGCGCGGCGACTACAAGACGCGCATGGAAGGCAACAGCACGGCAGTTCAGACAGGCCAGCTAACGCCAAACGAGGCGCGCGCAATGGATAACCGTGAGCCGCTGGCCGGTGGCGATCAGCTTCTAATTCAGGGCGCTACGGTGCCGCTGGATGGGCATACGGCAGACAAGGCGGCAATGGCACCGCCACAGCCTACAACGGAGGGCGCAAACGATGAATAGCGAAATTAGGGTTCACGCCGGAATGAAGGTCGAAGCCCGCGCGGATGATGCAGTTAAGCGCCTTGTCGGCTATGCGTCCGTATTTGATACTGAAACGGATATTGGCGGTATGTTCCGAGAGGTCATTCGCAAAGGAGCCTTTTCTGAAGCGCTGTTGCGTGATGATATTCACGCGCTGGATAACCATGATTACGGTCGTGTGATCGGGCGAAAGAAGGCGGGAACGCTGGTTATTTCCGAGGATGAACGGGGCTTGCGTGTCGAGATCACACCGCCAAACACCACAATCGCTCGTGACCTGATGGAAAACATCAGCGCCGGAAACATCGACCAGATGAGCTTTTCATTCTCTATGGAAGGTGGACGTCAGGCGTGGGACGAAACCGGAGACACGCCGTTGCGGTCAATCGAAAAGGTTGGCGAATTGCTAGAGGTATCAATCGTTCCGCGCGGCGCTTACGTAACAACAGAAATTGCCCTTCGCAGCTTGGAGGCATCGCGCCCCTGCGAAACGGCACAAAGTTTTCGGCTTCGCATGAAGGGCAAGCTGATTAGATAACGGCGGCTCTCGCTGTTGGCCCACATCCCGCGCCATGGGCAAGCGCCGGATTGAACGTCGGATGACGTCCAGATCCTTCAAATGGAGGCCTATAGAATGGCTACGATTAAAGAACTGCGGGAGCAGGCAGCTAAGACGCTGACCGAGGCCCGTTCAATGCTTGACGGCATTAGCGACAAGTCCACCAAAGAGCAGCGTGCCGAGGCAGAGATTGCCGTCGATAAGGCGCTGACCGAGGTTGGCGACATTGAATCACGCGCCGAGCGTATGGGTAAATTGGAGGCCGCTGAAAAGCGCGCTGAAGAAGCCCGCGAAATGGAAGAGCGCCAAGCGCGCGAATCCAAGCGCCCCGGCAACGAGCCTGCCGAGGCCCGTCAGGGCGGCGATATGGACTACCGTACCGCCTTCCATGCTTATCTGCGCGCAGAAGGCCAGATGGGTGCTATGGATAGCGAGGCGCGTTCGGTTCTGTCGCGTGGGTACACCAATGTTGAGCAACGTGCGCAAACGACTGCGGTCGCGGCTGGTGGCTACACGGTGCCAACTGAGTTGATGAATATCCTCGTCAAGTCAATGTTGGCTTGGGGTCCGATGTACTCCGAGGATGTGGCAACCGTGCTCACAACTTCGGGTGGTGGTCAGATCACCATGCCAACC